GCCTCTCTCTGAGTTTCTCGGTGCCATGGTGCTTAGGATGCACTCAACTGTTTCCTCCAAAGTCCCTTAGGACAAGGAGTTAGTAGCGGGAAGTATCTTAAGTCCCTATTCGTGCCGAGAATAGAGAATGCTCTTTATTCATTCTCAGGCGCCACCTCGTTCCGGGAACCACTTTGTGGTCGCTCCGGAGCTGCAAGTCTTCGCAGTTGACTCCAGTATTTGTATACTGAAGAAACCCGAAGAGCGAATGGGTCCAGCTCCGGCCGTACAGTTGCCCTCGTAGAGGGCAACGGGACCAGTCCCGCCTTATCCACAGACCTCCATATCTGCGTGATAATGGCAGAGACCTGCACAAGGTTCATCCTTATGTTGAGTCCCTGAAGGTGACGTAAAGATTTCGAATGCAATTCGAGAGAATTGGTTGCCTTGACAATGGCCTTATTTGCTGCCGCATCCGTGACTTGCGTCACTGGATCCTCGAGTTTATCAGTGAAGAAAAGATCTTCCTGGTAAGCCTCAAGGCTGGCGATCGCGGGATCCACCAGACTGCTCTGCACCGCAGTGCAAAATGGAGTTAATCGCGTCAGACTCTCCTCATCCATAGGACGAGAAGTGTCAGCACTTTGGCTCCATAGCCATTCAGGCCAAGTCTTGAAAGCCAATCGAGCTCCCATAATTGGGTTCGTCAGAGATACGCAAAGTGAGGCTACCCGTTTGGACAATTTGCCCCAACGTGTACATCCCACCTTTGAGGCGACTCTGAACCCTGCGCCAAGGGCCCGCACGAAGTTCCCGAGAGTACCTGAAGGGTACCAGGCAGCTAGTGCGCATGCTACTCCGGACTGGGACTGCGCAGCAGCCCAGAACTTTGTTGGCATACCGGACAGGTCAGATCCTTCAAAGAAGAATCTCTTCGCGAATTCCAGGGTTTTCCCGGAACTCACTAGACTTTTTGCTAACCCGATTTCCACTCCAAGTAACCGGCATAATGCACGGTACTTCTTGGCTACGCCGTCGTTAGCAATGACGATGTCATCACCTAATACGGCGTATAGGGCAAACCAACCTTTGTGGCCCGCTCGTTGTGCGGAATACTGCACCATCGCGTGATGGATTAGAGCGAGCATACCCCAGGAGGAGTATGCACCCATTGGTTGACCGACCGCATAACGGAGGAACCGAGTTCCCACGTTTTGCTCTCGTGCCACCCCTTTCGGGATGGTATAGGGTCGACCAACCAGTAGGGCTGCCCAAGTTCTTGCGAACTTTTCTCCAAATATACACGCTAGTAGGATCTCCTGGATCTTAATGGGTATACGATCCGTCGCTGAGGATAGATCGTAAGAGTAAATGATCTGACGAGAATTTACTCTCTTCAAGAGACGCTCAACCGGCTTCAGCTGGTCGAAAGTCCCATCTTGGGGAATTGTTTCCAAAATCCCAAAGATCCACTTGTGAAGTGGATAAAGAGCCCACTGGGTCCAGCAGTCTACCAGAGCTACTATCCGGACCTTCCCCGCCGCTTCTGGAAGGAGGGCCAGACGTCCGCAGACATTCTGGCCGTGTCCATGCGCATTCCGGACAACAGTCCGGTCTGTCGCACGGGCCATCCGATAAAACACGGATGTGTCTTCCAGCAGCGTCCATAAACTCTTAGTACTTCCATAACCTCCCGGAATCGCTTCCAGGAAGTCACGGAGTAGGTTAGAGCTCAAGGACGCGAACCCCTCCTTTCCAGGAGTGGCTACCCACATCATCGCTGATGAGAAGCGGTGCGCGAACGAGGTTGGTGTTCCAGATAGCCAGGGTGGTACAGGCTTCTTGGCAAGCCTGAGGTTGCTAACTTTCTTAGCAATTTCGGGATCCTCAAACCGGTCTGCAGAGACTGAAGAGATCACAAAAGGCTCGGGCCTTGGATAATCTTCCGGACTAACAGTCCGGAGATCCTCGGTCAAATCGAATCTCAATTTCTTGAGATCGATATCCGAGTGTGCTTGAATCCCTGGGAGGAAGGTATTGAGCAAGAAGGCTCTCCAATCCGAAAGGAAAGAAGGACCGAGCTCTTTACCTAAGCCTAAAATCGACAAGAAATTAGGCCGTCCCTTACAGGGCATCACCCGGTACATTCCGAAGAATGTTAACCAAAGCCGGATCGTCTCTCTGTTTCCAGAACGGATCTGCGCCCGCACGAATGCAGGCATAATCCGCGGGAGTCCATCCCGAGACCGGGCAACTGCAACCTTTCCAATCTTCCGTGAATGGAAAGACAGTTGACCTCCGGGCAACGATTGCATCAGCGCAACGTTGCAGACTTTCAGGTACAGGACCAGACCTCTGCTTCCAGAAGCCTTGCCAATGGACACGCACGCTTTAGCGAACTGCGCTAGTTGTATGATTCTTGAGCGAGATACTTTCCCTGACACTAGTCGGATCCAGGAAATTCCTGGCTCCAACCAGTGTCTCCAGACTTTTAGGTCTGGACGCCATGAAACAGGTCTCGTGAGGATCCTTGCATTCTTGAGTCTAAGACTCTGAAGTAAGAATTTCATGTTGACGTAATTTACATTACCCTAATTAAAGGCTGTTCCACCTTCGGTTTCGGAACGTGAACGCAAGTCCACGTCCGGCCGCAGGCGCTCTTGGTAGAGTCGGTAAGGTACCGCGCTGGTTTCACAGCAACTACAAGCAGGGTCGTACAGGCCCCCTTTGGAGTCCAACCAAGTCCTTATTCAAGGGAACTTAGCCAGTTCTTATTGCAATAAGGCTCCTCAGTATCCCGTCGTACCGCAGCACTGCATAGTGTGTACCAGCTAACGCTACGGGCACATGACCAGTGACGCCGGCCGCTTCAGAGGAACGTATCCCAAATCAGCTTTCAGCTGTCATCTAAATCATGTCAGTAGGACCGTCACCTAGATTCCATATACCAGGCGTGCGATGCACGTTCGGGTGGAATGGTGCAAGGCCTAATTACCCTGTGTCTCCCGCAGTAAGGAAGACAGAACTGCACTGGGCAGCTCCGAGCTCGCCCCTTCGGTTCCAATAAGTTGAATAGACTTATCTTCCCCAGCCGGGATAAAGCGCAGCAAGGCTGTCACGATCTGACCTGTCGGAAACCCAGAGGCCTCATGGCCATCTGGATTGTTACACCCCCAAGAGCCGGGCAGGCTCAAGGGTTAACATTTCCACAGACCTCACGATCTGTGCTCCCCAAGTTAGTGCAACACCGGGTATTCGGCCTACGTGACCCGCAAACGTTAACCAACGTTTTGGTTCACGCCTGACGATGACAAACTGAGAGGACTAGAATACTAGTATAGCCCTCAGGATGCCGCGATCAATCTAAGATCAATACTTCTTGCGAAAGAATAAATCTGAGGTGATCTGTCGTTAGACGTTTCATCTTGGACTTTCCAAGAAGCCCTCCC